GCAAAACAATTAAAATCATTTTTCCGTATTATTACTGGTGAATCTGCAATCAAACAAATTCCAATTGTTATTGTAAATCATTCATATCAAACAATGGAATTATATTCCAAGGAAGTTGCCGCAGGTGGACGAGGAGCGCAATATGCTGCACACACTCTATTATTCATTACAAAAGCACAAGAAAATGAAAAAGAAGATGGTAAAAACGTATTGTCCGGATTCCGTTTTACTCTTCGTGCAGGATTAAGTCGCTATGTTAAAGAGAATGCATCATTCCCGGTTTCTGTTTATTTCGGAGACGGAGTTAATCGTTATTCTGGATTATTTGATTTTGCTTTAGAATTCGGAATCTTAAAAACTGAAAAACAAGGATGGTATATTGTGCCGGGAGATGAAAAACAAAAAAGAAGGGCAGAAATTGAAGAAGATTCTGATTTCATGGAAAGTCTTCTAGCAAACAAAGAGTTTTGTGAAAAAATAGAAAAGAAATATGCTATCCAATAAATAGCATTATGATTGAAGCTATTATCAAAATGACTGGTGCAATGATTGACAAGCCAGTTTTCAAAAAGATAATTATTGAAAAAGAGGATGATATAGCTGTTAGAAGAAAAAATGAGGAAACGGAAAAAATCGAACAACTGACTATTGCTCAGTTGTTCGATTCTTTTTTAAAAAAATCCAATTATATAAAAACGGGAGACGAAGTCGATTATACATTATTTGAGAGTTGGTTTTTACAAAAATTCATCAAAGGTAAAAACATAGAAAGTAGAATTATAAGCATCGAATATAAAAGAGTCTAAGGAATTTCTTGACTTTCTTGCTATAGTGCGCCATAGTTTAGGATGGCAAAAATAGACCTTGATCGTTTTGAAAGAACAATTCTTCAACACTGTTTGAAAAAAGATTCAGCATATCTTGCATCTATTATAGATTATCTAGATAAGAGTCTATTTAAGGATAAGCATATTGGAAATGTCATTTCTATTATCCATGACTTTTATATTGAACGAAATAGTATTCCAAGTCTTACAGAAATAAAACTAAGGGCTAGTGATGCCAACTTAAAAGAAAGTCTAAAGGCAACAGTAGATTATATTAGAAAACTAGATAGTGATTATAATGAAGAGGAATTAATATCTAATACTGAATATTTTATAAAGCAGAGAAAATTCGGGATTTTGACAGAAAAAATCATTGATGAAAAATCAAATTCCCGTGAATTCAAATTAGATGATATTCAAAAAGAATCAGAAAAAATCCATGCTATTACTCTTATAGATAATCTGGGTTTGGATTATTTTTCTGATAATGAACGAATTGTAGAATATTTAAAACAAAAAGATTCATTAATTTCAACAGGATATATAGGGTTGGATGAAGCATTTGGTGGAGGATTTCAAAAAGAAGGAAAAGCTATTTATGATATTGGCGGAGAAACTAATGTGGGGAAAGCTCAACCGAATTCTCTAGAAATTTATACTCCTTCTGGGTATAAGAAATTTGGGGAACTTTGTGTGGGCGACTTGGTATATGGGAAAACTGGAAAGCCTATCAGAATCACTCATATTCATCCACAAGGAATCAAAAAGGTGTATAAAGTATCTTTTATGGATGGAAGAAGCACACTGTGCTGCCCAGAACATTTATGGACAGTGTGGAATTCTTGTAAATCTCGTTATCAAACACTTGATACAGAAACTATTAAATTCAAAATTGAAAATTATGTCACATACAAGAATCGACTTCAAGTTCCATTGTGTGAACCAGTGGAATTTCCAAATGACATGAAAAAATTAATTATTCCACCATATCTTATGGGAGCATTGCTAGGAGATGGGGGATTGAGTATTTCTCGTAGAACATCATTTACTAATTTTGACGATATCTGTTTGTATAGAGTAAGAGAAGAATTATCTTCTATGGGTTTAGAACTGTCTGGAACCCGTGGAATTAATATAGTAAAAAAACGAGGAGTATCTTACAATCCACTAGTCGAAGAATTAGAAAGATTAGGATTAAGTGAAAAGAAATCAGATACAAAATTTATTCCAGAAAAGTATATTTATACTTCCGTCGAAAACCGTATTGCATTGTTGGAAGGTATGATAGATACAGATGGATTCATAGGAAAGAATAGTTCCATGGAAATTCTTCTTAAAAATGAACAAATGATTAATCAACTGGCGTTCGTTGTTCGTTCATTAGGAGGCAATGCAAAAGTATCAAGCACCCAAAAGAAATATAAAGGAGAATATCATACATATTATACGTTGCGAATCAGATTTGATTATGATTTTCGGAAAAGAATGAACTTGATTCCTCGTAAAGATGAACGACTAATTCTATTTGGTAAAAATAAAAAGAAAGAAATTCATAATAGCATAACTAAAGTTGAACTCTATTCAGACGGAGAGGAATGCACCTGCATCACTGTAGATGCGGAAGATCACTTATATTTGACGAATGATTTTATTGTTACCCACAATAGCATTTGTCTTGCGAATATTGCAGTAAATATAATTCTTCAAAATTTAAATGTTGTTATTGTTTCACCTGAAATGTCTGAAATGCGATATGCTAAAAGAATTTCCGGTATGTTGACAGGAATTGCAATTGCAACATTAGGAGAAAATATTGACAAATACCAAAGAGATATTAATCAAATTAAAAATAAGTTATCATCAAAATTGATTATTAAAGAAGTTCCGACAAAAGGAGTTTCTGCAAAAAATATTGGAGCATACTTAAAAAAGATACGTGATAAAAAAGGATTTGAATCTGATTTGATATGCATTGATGGACATGCATTATTGCGTCCCTCAGTTAATCAACCTTCTAAGCATGCCGAACTACAGTTTATTGTTCAAGAATGTCGAGGTTTGAGTTATGTTTTTGAAGCACCTATCTTAACAGTGGCTCAACTTAATCGGGGAAGTCATAAAGCAAACAATCCCGGATTGGATAATATGGCAGGAAGTTGGGACCAATTAGCAGATTTTGATTCGCATGTTAATATTTGGCAAACCGATGAAGATCGGGAAGCAAACATGATTCGCTATAGCGGTAAAAAAGTGCGAGATGGTGCAAAAGGGGGCGAAGGATTTTTATCAATTGATTATGATACTCTTCGTTTATCAGAAGATTCTGATGACATGCCAAATATACCATCATTTAATAAAAAAGGTAATTTATCAGATATTTTGGATATTGATTCTTTGATCAATATCAGTTAAATAAAAATAATGTATAATGATGACTTTGTATCTCCGTGTGCTAATACTTTCTTAATAAATCAAGAATTAGAAGATTTGATAAACAAATTTGGGAGTTTAGTAACAATTGTTACTAATAAACCAATTTCATGTGTTACGTTGTTTCTAACAATACAAAAACATCAACAGTTACAAAATGCTCTAGTTGAAATGTCAGAAACTTCGTGGTATTCTATTGTAGAATATATGGCATATCGTTATCCTTCTCTTAACAAATCGAAAAAAATTAAAAAATGAATCAATTAACGGAAAAGCAGAAACAAATTTATAATTTATATTTAAAATCATATCGTCAAAACAAAAATGAACCTTTTCGTGCAAAAAAGAATTTTTCAGATATTGAAAAAGATGAAAAGAAAATATTTCAATTAGCTAAAATAGAAAAAATCTTTCAAAAATATCCTGCATTTTCCAGTCAGAAATATTTTGATGCACCTTATAAAATTTACAACGATGAAAAGCCTTATTACTCTTTGAGTTTTTATAGTAGTCAAAAAGGAATTTCTACATGTTTAGCGTTTTTGCAACTACTAAAAGATAGTGAACCAGAAACACAATTTGAATTTTTCAAAGAATCTTATAAATTTATTGCAAAGTTTTGTATTGAAAAAGAAATAAGTTTTTCAGAATACCCTAAATTTTGTTCAGTGGCTCAAAACGATTGCTTAATTCATTTAAAACAACATAAAATCTCTTGGTATGTTGTTTTTAGTATTCCAGAATTTTACAATTTATTGTATAATTTGCCAAAAGATGAATTTGAATTATATTTTGGGTCTTCAATGAATTTACAAAATTTGTATAACAAATATCAAGGAAGCCAGAAGACAAAAGAATTTCTGAGTAAAGTCCAAGAAAAAATAGCAAGATACATCAGAAAACAGTTGCAAAGGGGAGCAAAGTAGTGTAAGATAAAGGAAGAAGCGATACAGCAAATAAAAAGATGTTTTATCCTTACAACAAACAACCAAAATCGCTTCTGTCAATAAGATTTCACACAGCAAATTAAAAACTATTTTTTATTTGATCTAAAAACCGTCCAGTTCGAGTCTGGAAATGGTGCTGGTGCAGGAAAACCGACGAAATCTGATAAATACTAATGTAGGTAAAACTACAAAATATAACCTAAAAAGTTGAGAAAATATTAAGAAACAAATTAAGAAAATTATGATAAATCTAGAAGATATTGTTAATCAAGTCAAAGCTGTTGAGGAAACTCGCACTGAAAATGAAAAAGGCGGATATAAGGGAGATGAAAGACTCCTGTCCCTCAAAAAGAATTGCACATATACTGTGCGTCTCATGCCAAATATTAAGGACGTAGATAATACGTTTGTTACATACAAGGAAATCGGATTCACCTCCCGTGTAGATAACTCCTTTATTTTTGGCGGTCGTTCTCCATCTGATGCAGGAATTAAAGAAGATCCTTATAAAGCTACTCAATGGAAACATTATAGTGAAGCTAACAAAGCAGGTGACGACGCAGAAAAAAAAGCATCATATAAGTTGCTTGGTCAACGTAAGCAATTAGTTAATGCTTATTTGGTGAGTGTGGATGGGGATGATCCAGAAGGAAAAGAAAAAGTTGGTAAAGTTGTTGTTGTTCGTTATCCAGCACAACTTGATAAGACTAATGCACCAATTAGTGATGTATTCAAACGTATTCATGGTGCCATTTTTGGTGACATGAGTAAAAAGATTGGAACTAAAGCATTGGATTTGAGTGAAAAGGGTAAATCTCTTATCATTAAAGTTACGGAAAAAGGTGGTTATCATAACTATTCCGAAACAATGTTTGATGATGCAGAAACACTTGGACTTAGTCAGGAACGTATCGTGGAACTTCTTCAAGAAGCACACGATTTGAAAACATTTATTCCAGAGGTAAAACCTGTGGAAGAAATTAAAGAAATCTTGTCTAAGCACTGGTTCGGAGAAAGTGCTTCTCCAGATGACGAAATGGACGATGAAGATGAAGATGAAGATGAAGCACCAGTTGTTAAAAAGTCTAAATCTGTTAAACTCAATTCTAAAAAAGTTGATAAAGAGGAAGACGAAATTCCAATGGGAGATAGTGCAGACGATGATCTGGACGAACTCTTAAAGGATTGATCGTTGAAAATTTCGTGGATGCCGCTAAATAATGTTTATGGATGATAATACAGACATTGCATTTTTAGCGGCATCCGTCGAAAGACAAATGAGACAAAATCTTGCCGGAAGTTCCGGATTACGTCATAATCGCACCGATTTTAGAAATTTTTTAAATAATGGAGGAAATCAACGTCCAAATCCTCCACAATATATTGGGCAACAACAATACCCTCCCCAATATCCCCCTCAGTATGCGCCTCCACAACAATATGCGCCTGTTGATCCGAACATTCCAGAAGGAGTTATTCCCCCAGCAAATCCAAATTTGATTCCCATGCCGGGAGGTTTTTCGCCTCCACCGCAAACTCCTCAATATGGAATGCCTGCAATGGAGTCAACTAGTAATTTTAATATACCAGATTACAATGCAAAACAAAAACAATATCTTGATGATGAACAACAATTTCGTGATGCATTAATAACTGAAGTTAAATCTTTGAAATCTGAAATAAAATCTTTAAAAACTTCTATTAAAGACTTGAAAAAACAAGTCTCTGCGCTTATACTAAGCAATCAAATTATTTTAGACCGTTTATCTCCTCCAACTACCGCCGCTCTTCCTGATGAAAATCCAGATCAATCCTAAAGAATTTATAGCTCATTTTATCAATCCAATTAATG